AGAGAAAAAGAAGGAGCATAATATTTAAAAGAAAATCACAGTCATTAATTTGATTGTGATTTTTTTGTTACAAAAAAAGTGATAAGGCAGGTGGTTAAATTGATTGAAACATTAAAAGCAGGAGAAGTGAGTGCGATAGATTCAAAAACTGGAAAAGTAAGAGTGCTGTTAAAAGGCGATGACGATAAAACAACAGACTGGCTTAATTTATTAGTTCCATTTTCAGAAAGTCATAGCGACAATTATATGCTTGAAGTAGGACAAACTGTCTATTGCCTATTTTTTTCCGAAATGCCTGAACAGGGAGTAGTGCTTGGCTGTCCTATGCGTGAAAGTTCTGGAAGTAAAACTGAAGTGAAAAGGACTTTTTCTGATGGTGGAAGCTGGAGCTATGATAAAAACACGTTGACTTTGAATATTGGAAAAGTCGTGATTAACGGAGATTTGGAAGTCAGCGGAACTACAAAAACTGGCGGAAGCATTAATCTTAACACACATAAACACGATGGAGTTACTGCTGGTGGTGATATGACTGGAGGTCCGCAATGATAGGAAGTCTCGGAGATATAATATTTGAAGTGTCTGATAAAAAAGTGTTTTCAATTAACAACCAAATAAACAGGTCATATAAGTCTAAAATATCCGAACATACAGCAATATATGGTCCTGGTATGCTAAGACATCAAGGAAGAGAGTTGACAGAAATAAGTTTTGGTATTTCTTTAGTTTCATCATTATTACCTGAATCAACACCAGATGAAGAATTAGATAAAATAAAAACTATGTGGGAATTTGGAGAGTATGGTTATTTAACACTTGGAGGACAATCATTTGGAGCTTTTCCATTTTTAATAATAGATATGAATGAAAAAAATTCATATTTTAATAAACAGACTTCCAGCTTTGACTTCATAAACCTGGAACTGACGTTAAAAGAGTATATAGATAATCCTAAAAAATACAATCAAGTAATAGAACAACTAAAAGTTCAAAAAAAAGAGCAGGAAAAGCTCACAGAAGAAAATGTGGAAGTTGTAAATGTTGAAATTGAACAAAAAACAAAATTACAGGAATTTGCTGAAAAAGTAAAAAATAAAGTAGACAGTACACTTGAAAAAGTGGATAAAGCTATTCAAATTGCAGAGGAAAAGAAAAATGAAATATTAAGTCAGCTTGAAAAAATCAAAAAAGATGCCAAAATTGATGAACTGATGAATTTAGTAAGGGCTGGAATGATTACGGCAGATAAAGTTAACGAAATGATAGACTATGCTAAAAATTTTGATAAAACAGATAGAGAAATACTAATAAATTTTTTAAGGAATCAGATTGGAGGTAAATAATGATATATGTTTCATCTAATCAGGAAATAAATTATGCTCCAAAAAATTATGTTGAGGAAGTTGTAACAAATGTCGGAATGCTTTTAAGAGTCTGCAAGGAAGAACAGCCGCTTAATCGTGATTTCAGTTTTGACAGCGACTTGATAGATAAAAATATAAATGTTGTGGAAAACAGGATAACTTCACAGTTGCTTGAGATGTTCAGGAAATATGAGCCAAGAGCAATTTTAAAAACTACAGAAATAAAAATGACAGATAAACACAATAATGATTTTGATATTGAACTGGGAATTGAGGTGATAAATATTGGATGATTTTGAAGAGTACGAGGCAATAGATAGTGATGCTTGGGAAATAAAAAGAGATATGATTAATAAGTTTCAGGAACTTAGCGGAAGAAGTCTGACAGAAGCTAGTCCAGAAACATTAATCTTCAGCACAGTAGCGTATCAGTTAGCTTTGTTAGAAGAAAAATATAATGATGATATCAAACAAAATTATTTAAGATTTGCAAGAGATGAAAGGCTGGATTTAAAAGGTGAATTTTATGGAAATAGAGGAAAAAGGCTTTTTGAACAACCAGCGGTGGCAACATTCAGATTTTATATTTCAAGCGTACAAGCAACAGATACAGTAATCCCCAAGGGTTCAAGAATTAGATATAACGAGCTTTATTTTGAAACGGATAAGGAATACAAAATAACAAAAGGAAATTTATCAGTTGACGGAAAAGCTACTTGCAACACATTAGGAATCATTGGAAATGGTATTCCAGTTGGACAAATTAAAGATATGGTTGATATATATCCGAATTATCAGAAAGTTGAAAATATTACTGAAAGTAATTCTGGAACAAGCGAAGAACCAGACGAGAGTTACAGAGAAAGAATAAGAGAAATTCCCGAGAGCTTCACAACAGCAGGAAGTTCGGGAGCTTATATATTTTGGACCAAAACAGCCAGTACCGATATCATAGATGTCAAAGTTCATTCTCCATCTGCAACCAATGTAGATGTTTACATTTGGACTGTTAGCGGTACAGTAAGTCAGGAGTTGAAAGAGAAGGTAAAAAGTGTATTAAATGAAGAAAATATAAGACCTTTAACTGATAAAGTGAATATTAAAGAGCCGAATAAAGTTAATTACTCTGTAGATTTTGACTACTATATCGAAAAGGATAATGAAACTCTCGTAAATGTTATAAAATCTAACGTAGATAAGACAGTGCAAGAGTATGTTAACTGGCAAAAAGAGAAAATAGGCAAGGATATAAACCCAGATGAATTAATTAAAAGATTAAAAATAGCTGGAGTAAAAAGAGTAGTATTAAGAAATCCCGTTTTTCAAAAATTAGATTTCAATCAAGTTGCTATAAACAACAGAATTGTGAGCAATTATCAGGGAGTTGAAGAATTATGATAACAGTACAGGATTTGAAATTGACTGACATTGCTGCGAAATCAACTCTAACGGATAATGCGACAAAATGGATATACGAATCAATAGACTATGCAATAAAACAGCAAAAAAACAGAATAATGAATAAGTTTTTTCTTGATATTGATAAATTGTCAGAAACCGAAATTGATTATTTATTATGGGAATATCATGTTGATTATGTTGGAGAAGATACAACTATTGAAAATAAAAGAGAACTTGTAAAAATAGCAGTTGTAGCACATTTTAACAAAGGAACTTTAGGAAGTGTAAAAGCAATTTGTAAAATACTTTTTGGAAATGCGGAAATAAAGGAATGGTTTGAGTATGGCGGACGACCAGGATATTTTAAAATTTCCACTTTGGGAGAACTTAAAGATCAAATAGATTTTTCAAAAGTCTTGGACGTTGTTAATGAGTACAAAAACGAAAGAAGCTGGCTTGATGCAATAACATTTGTAAGAAATATGAATTTAGGAACTTATATTGGCGTTTTTTCTGTGAGGCAAAAAACAAATGTATTGAGTATACGGAGTTTTGAACTGCCTTGGATGGAGCAAAAATTGAATGTAGGAATTGTAAACGTTGTATTGAAAAAGAATACACTAGGAATAAGATAGGAGGTAAAAATGGCAAATTATCTTGGTTGGGAAATAACAAACAAAGGAAGAGAGCTTTTAGCAAGAGCAATGAATAACGAAACAAAGATAAATGTAACAAAATTTAAAATCGGAGCAGGATACAATACAGGAAATGACAGGGAATTAACAGATTTGTTAGATAAAAGAAACGAATTTCCGGTAAATTCTTATGAAAGAAAAGAAAATGGAAATGTGGAATTTACATTTATTGTCTCTAATAAAACTGGAAGCGGGACAAGTGCAATAACAAATTCGTATAAAATTTCTGAAATGGGAATATACGCCCGGGATGATTTTGGAACTGAAATATTATACGCGTATAACAAAGGAACGGATGGCGATTATATTCCAGTTTTTAATGGAAAAAACGCAATAGACATCTTGGAAAAATGTATTATAGTAGTAGACCAGTCAGCAAATTTAAATGCAACAATTGATAGCTCTAATACATATATTACAAGAGATTCTGCCGAAAGAAACTACGTTAAAAAAACAGACTATGCAACAGAAAATAAAGCTGGAATAGTGGCATTAGGAACTACTGCAAATACAGCTCTAGAGGGAAAAAGGCTAGCTGAAATAATCGGAATGGAGTTTGGAGGAAAAATACAGGATTCAGGAATAAAGATTGCTGGAAAGTTTTACTATGAC